ATCGAGTGGATGAGCGTTAAAAATCCGATGTGGGGCTGTGGGCCGGTGGAGGATTTAGCGAAGGAACGATGATTTTTAGCAGAATTTTTCCCGGCCCGTGACTTTTGCTACTTTTGGTCAGTCAAAAGTAGAAAGCCTTATATCGACCTTGTAGGTTAAGTATAGAACTTCCCCTTCAGCTAATGGAAACTCCCAGCAGTAAACAATCGAAGTAGCAGCGCATTGCAACTACCACCTGCCGCGCTTAAAGTGCTTCGAGTCTCCGAATCTGCCACGCAGAAAATCGCACTATGTGTGCTTTGGTCAAGCAAAAGTAGAAGTAGTTAATCTTTTGTCTTTCATCTCTTCCCCCTTCTAGGGGAAGAACGAAGGCGGGTGTTACCCTTTCCTACCCCTCCTTCAAATGCCTCTCATAAACCTCCTGCACAACCCCCTCGCTCTTGAGCTCCGCATACCTCTTCGGATCGGTCCGGGCAATCTCCCTTATCTCTTCGAGCGTATACCTTCCCTGCGCACCGCCGAGCGCCCCCGTTCCGGCGCCCCTCGCCTGCGACGACTTCACGAGCCCCGGTCTCTCCGATAAAAACCCGCGCATGTATTTCTCGATCGTCATCCCGCTCCCCGTCTCGGGGTCGAGCACGGGACTGCCGTCCTTCCCGACGACCTGGAACCCGCCGCCGTCCACGGCTTTCACACTACCCTCCGTAAACGTCACTATCATATCTACGTTCGACGGGTCCGCCCCCGCCTTGAGCGCGGCCTGCGTAAGCTCGGAACGCCTGAGGAGCGATTCATACTTCCCGCGCCACTCGCGCGTCTCGCCCTCATGCCTTCTCAGCTCATGCTCGAATCTCCGCTCCCTTTCACCAGCCTCTTCGATTGCACGCGCTCTCTCGCCGGCGAGAGTCTCCGCCGCCTCATCCTTCTCTCTGAGACGCTTCACTAGCTCACCCACGCCATCGATCCCATCGACGCCGGCATCCCTCAGCCTGCCCTCGATGTCCGCGACGACCCTCCCTCGCTCGCTTTCGAGCCGCGCCTCCAGCTCCGCGTTCATATCCGCCTCCGTGAACACCTTCTCCGCAGAATCCCCGGCCGGGCCTTCCTCTTTCACTCCGCCAGACCCGTCACCTTTGCCCCTCTTCGCCATCTCCACCTCTTTCTTTACTGTCATTTCGAGCTCACGCGAGAAATCTTTCTTTATTTCTTTGTAGTCATCCTGAACTCGTTTCAGGATCTCGTTTTTCAGTCTTTCTTTTATTTCCCCATTAGGAAAAGGGGACAATTTCGAGCGAGCGAGGAATTGGACGCTATCGCTTACACTCTCGTCGTCAACCCAGTACCGCTCAAAACTGCAATCAAAGTAAAACAGGGGGGATTTAATTCTTTCACTCTTTATTTTCTGTCATTCCCGAATGCCTTTATCGGGAATCCACTTCCGCACGCAATCAATCAAGAATTCTTTGTCATTGCTAGAGTGCGCAGCACCCGTGGCAATCTCTCTTTTCATACCCTCAAAACCACCAAAAAGCACACCTCTCCCTCACTCGCAACCACCTGGAATCATTCAGGAATAAAACAGGAAGGAGCCGACAGGCACAAAAAAAACCGAGATGATGTTCTCATTCCCGGTTTTTTTTGTGCTTATCGCGTAGGGCGTTGTTCGCCCATTGCTATATAAACTAATCGAACTTTCGCATTCTGTCAACCATCTTTCTGCAGCTTCTCTTGAAAAGTTTCATCGCTCCCATCGATGTCATCCCCAGCCTCTCCCCGATGCTCTCGTACGTCGCCGCCTCATTCCCCGAGAGCCCGAACCTCATCTCGACGGCCATCCTCTCGCGTTCCGTCAATCCCGCCAAAGCGCCCTCCACCCTCTCCCTGTTCACCCGCTCACGGACATCCTCCGGCAGCAGATGAAGTATATTCACAATCCCGTCGTTGTATTCAGCCACGTCCCGACTCCTCTCCATAATCGTGTGCATTATCCTCCCCCTTACAGGGGAACGAATGCGAACAAGCGAGCATTCGGACGTCTCCCCGCCGACAACCCGCCACGCTCTTTGAATTACCCTCTCCCTTGAGGGGAGAGGGATAAAGGGTGAGGGTGATTCAGTTAGTAATTCTGTCATTCCCGAATGCTTGTACCTGCCGCGGCGAAGCCTGCAGGCGAAGCCGGGCCGGGAATCCATTTCCGCAAGCAATACATCAGATTCTTTTGCCATTGCGAGGGTGCAAAGCACCCGTGGCAATCCGTTTTTTAATTCGTCATCCTGAACTTGATTCAGGATCTGTCTTTTATACTTCTTTTTCCTCCCCCCTCAAATCCACAAACTCCCCCTCCGCCGCGAGCGCCCTTTCGACGCTATACTCGAACAGCTCCTTCTGCTTCGCCAGCTCCCCGGCCGTCTCCCTGAGCCTCTTCTGCTCCGGCGTAAGGCGCGCCTCCTCGATCCTCTCTATCTGCGCGTCTACGCTCTTAGCGAACGCCCCCGCGTCGCGGCCCGTTAGCGCCGCCGCCTCCTTCAGCCATTCGAGCCGCTTCACGTCCCGCCGCTCCACAGCCTCGCCGAACACGCGCGTCATATCGTCCCCCGACAATCTCGACGCCGCACCGACGAACGTGCTCCGGTTGATATCCTCCCGCAGCTCGTCGATGGAGCCCATCAGCGCGTAGAACAAACTCTCCTGCCCGACGAACCTCTCACCCTCCGCGATCCTCCGGCGAATCTCCTTCACGCGCCCCCTCTCCGCATCCTGCGGCCTGAGCGCGGAGCCGATCCCCGAAACCCTCCCGGCAACGTCATCGTCGAACTTCCCGCGGAGCTCCGCGAGCTTCTCCGAAAGCCCACTCCGGAGCTCCTCGGCCCGCCGCTCCTTCCCGAACCCGCTCAAGCTCTTGTCCGTCTTCACAGCGTGCAAGTCGATCCGGAACTTCCGCGTCGCAGCCTCCAGCTCCTCGTAATACCCGTCCAAACTCCTCCTAAGCTCCACCTTCATATCCCTCCTCCTCTCTCCTCATACGCAATTCCCCTTCTCATTAAATCCCCTCCCCCTATCAGGAGGAGGGTTAGGGTGGGGGTTACATCAAGTCTTGTCATTCCTGAACGTCTTTACTTGCCGCGGCGAAGCCTGCAGGCGAAGCCGGGTCAGGAATCCATTCATTTCATCTTTTGCCTTTCCATCCCCCCTTAGAAAAAGTCCTGTCGCGGCGAAGGCCTTGGCCGAAGCCGGAGGGGTCAGGGGGTATTTAATCTTTAACTTTTGTCATTCCCAACGATTTCGAGCGAGCGAGGAATCGGACGCCGCAACCTTGAAGCGGAAGCGTTTATCCAGTACTGCTCAGCCCTCGCCTTCTTTAGTATCAATGTTTGTACTTGCCGCGGCGCTTGTCGGGGCGTAGCCATGCGAAGCCTGAAAGCCCAGAGGGCAAAGCCGGGTCGGGAATCCAGCACGCCACGCGTGCACGAATCCGAGTCGCGGCTACCCCGCGACCCCTCACTTCCGTCATCCTGAACTCGATTCAGGATCTATTTTTTTCTGTCATTTCGAGCGCACGCGAGAAATCTTTTTCACCCCTCCTTAAAAAAAGGCCTGTCGCGGCGTAGGCAGAGGCCGAAGCCATAGGAGTCCGGGGGGATTTATATTTTGTCGTCATCCTGAAATACGGTTGCTCCATCGAAAGGAGAAAGTAACTTCTCCCTCGACTAAATCATCAATTTGCTCGCTGCTATCGCAGCGAGCAATCCCTCTCCGGGCCGTCAAAATTCGCGTTAAGAAAATCGAGTGGATGAGCGTTAAAAATCCGATGTGGGGCTGTGGGCCGGTGGAGGATTTAGTGAAGAAGCGATGATTTTTAGGCGGACTGTGTCCGCTGACAATCGAAGTAGCAGCATTACGCCATTACAACCAGCCGCACTTCAAGTGATTTTAGCAACTTCGGTGCTACGTCGAAAAAAGACACTACGTGTCCCCGGCCCGTGATTTTTGCTACTTTGGTCAGTCAAAAGTAGAAAACACTTTCTCAGCACTTACCAGTTAATGTAAAACTTCCCCTTCAGCCACTGGAACCCCCAGCAGTAAACAATCGAACTAACATCCTTGCTATTACCACCTGACGCGCTTCCAGTGACTTTAGCAATAACCGCGCTATGTCGAAAAATGACACTTCGTGTCCCCCGTCCCGGCGGACAGCGCCCGCAGGCATTCGAAGTTGCACCGCCGTTGCCAATATAGCCTTTCGCGCTTCAGGTGCCTGGAGCACCGCCTCATGCTACGTCTAAAACCACACAATGTGTGCTTTTCATCTAGGAAAAGTAGAAGCCGTTAATCCTTTGCCTTTCATACTTTTCTTCCGAAGTGAAAAGATTGAGAAGGGGCTTACATTCAACCTCTCACTCCCCTTTTATCTCTCCCAGAATCCTCTCCATATCCTCCCTCGGCAGCCTCGGCGCCATCCTCTTCACAATCCTCTCCTTCATCACCTGCTGAAACCTCTCCGAGATCCCTATCTCCGCCGCCTTCAGAATATTCTCCATCTCCTCCCCGAGCGAGCTCACCTCGAACTCCCCCGGATACTCGACGACATGCCCAGGCTCCGCGAGTCCCTGCCACTTCGCCCAGTAGCGGAGCGCCTTCATCTCCGCCTCCTCCATGTTAAGGGCCTTACTCGAAAGCGTATTGTTCGTGATCATGAAATCGTACGACCGCGCGACCCCGCTCGATTCCTCCGTAATCCCTATCGCGCCGCGAAGCGTCGCCAGCCTGTATATCTCCTCGATGCCCCGCTCGATCTGGTCCATGAGCACCCGCGCCTGCGACGCGTCCGGGCTGATGAAGTGCGGCGCATGCCGCGCGTCCGGCGGAAACCCGAGCCCCCTCGCCGTCCCGAGCGCCTTGTCGTTGATCGGGCTCTTCGGGTCCTCCGGCATCACGAGCTGCGAAAACGTCTGCCTGTAGAGTATTTCATCGAGAAGCGAGCACCAGTTATACAAAGCCCGGTTCACGTACGCAATGTCGTTCAGCAGCGAAAACCCCGTCATCGGCTCCTCGGCGAAATGACACACGGGCACGAGCGGCACTTCTCCGACAGGATGCTCCCCCTCGTCAGATTTCCGCGCCTTCCTTCCGCTCCCCGCCTGCTCCACTTCATACAGCTCCCAGCGGTCACGGTACCACACCCTGAACCTCATCACGCCGGCAGAGTCCTTCCCGAACTCCCCCTCGTCCGCGTTCGTCTCGAGTATCTTCGCCCAGAGGAGATTCCCCCACCTGTCGAGCCCCCAGTCCCAAACGTTCAGCGGAGGTACCCGCACGAAGTAGGGATAAATCCCTCGCTCCATCTCCTCCTTCATCGTCGCCGCCGTCTCGGCCGGCTTGTCCACGAGGATGAAATGTATTCCCGTCACTGACGACCACTTCGACGCGCCCCTTATAAAATCCTCGTACGAATTCCCCTGCCTGTCGCAGTTCCCGAGGAGAAGCCCGAAGAGCCCGCTGTCCGCGAGCTTCCCGAAATCCCTCACGATCTTCTGCCTGTAAATGAACGAGTTGTACGCGTTCACTATCGGCGCGCAGTAATTATAGTAGTACGACCGCTCCTTCCTCTCCCTGAACCCCTCACCGTCCTCGAAGGTATGCATATACAAGTTATCCGACTCGACGTAATCTGCGCCGCCCTTGTAGCTGTCCTCGAAGAACCTGTACCCCCTCTCGGCCTTCCTCAACTCCGGCCTCTTTCTCAAAACCGCCTGCGTCAGCCTGTCCTCAGCCATTTCCCTTTTCCCTCTCCATTTCGAATATCGTCTTTCTTCCCTTCGCCCTCGCGTAGCCGCCCCCGTGGTACGAATACGCAAACCGCCTTCCGTGCCTCATATGCTCTATCGCCTGCGTGATGCTGTCTACGACGTCCGTATTTTTAGTACGCGGGAAACTGGCGGCACACGCGATCACCTCGTCCGTCCACTCCGCATTGTCGTGTATGTAAACGTTCCCCGACTCGAACACCGGTGTCACGGCGTGCGCCCTCGCGACCTTATCCCCGACGGGTTTCACACCCCTGACAGGCATCTTCGTCGTCTCGGCCAGCTCCTGCATCAGGCTCTGCCCCGATGCCTTGTCCTCGACGAGCACCTCGTCCGGCCGGAACCTCTCGTAGAGCTCCACCGCCCGCCGCTTCAGCTCCGGGAACGTGACCTTCCCCCACCACGCGTGGACGAGGTAATACCCGCTCTCCGTCTCTATCCACGTCGTGCACGCCGAGTAGCTGTTCTCCTCGCCGGTCTTGAATCCCGTGTCCCACGACTGCACGGCCCACTTCTTCCCGGCCGGCAACGCAGTGAACCTCCGCCACTCGCCCCGCCTGAAAATATTCCCCGTCCTCTCCTCGGGCTCCTGCTGGTAGATCGAATTGAAGTGACTCCCCAGCACAGCCCGCGTCTCGTTCACGATTTCCAGCGGAAACTTCTCCGGCCAGAGCGTCTCGCCTTCACGGTACACGCGCTCCCCGAATACGTAATCCATGTCCGCTATCGCCGGCAGCTTGAGGACCGTCCACTTCTCCCCCTCGTCGCGCAGCAGCCTGCCCACGAGGTCGTCCGTGTGCCACCTCGTATTCACGACGACGATCCCCGCGCCGTCCTCCGTCCTCGTGTAAAGGGTCGTCTTGTACCAGTCCCATATCGTATCGCGCACATTCTCCGAATACGCTTCCTGCACATTCTTTATGAGGTCGTCGAGTATGAGGAGATGCGCGCCGTGCCCCGTGACTGAGCCGCCCCTGCCGACGGCGACGAACTTCCCGCCGTCCTCCAGCTCCCAGAGCGACCCCGACGACGAATCCCGGCGGACCTTCGTCCCGAACATGCACCCGTGCATGTCGGACTGGCAAAGGTTCCGCGCGTGCTTCCCGAAGTGAAGCGCGAACCTGTCGTTGTACGACGCCAGTATGATCTTCCTGTCCGGGTTCCTGCCTAAATACCACGCCGAGAACCTTATCGACGCCAGCTCTGATTTCCCGTACCTCGGCGGCACGAGTATCATCAGCCGCTTCACGCGCCCCTCGGCCACAGCCTCCAGGTGCTCGATTATCACCCTGTGATGCCAGCCTGCCCTATACTTCGGAAACGTCAGCTCCGTGTACGTCAGCAGGTTATCCCTCGCGCTCTCCGCCAGGTAGAGCCCGAGCGCCTCCGTTCCTTCCAGCCCTTCTTTTCGTATTTTTGACAATCCTCAAAAGCTCCTCGTCCGGCAGCGATTCTATATACTCGCTCACGATCCTTATATCGTGGCTCACGCTGTGCCCGATGTTTCCTTCCGTTTTCACGGTCTGCGTCGGAAGCCCGTACAGCAGGCGCTCGATCCTTATCACGTCTATCGCGAGCTTTATGTACGGCCGCGCGATAGTCATCATCTTGTCGAGCGGTATGTCGTCCGCGCCCGCGAGCGTCCCGGCGCCCTCGCCCTTCAGCTTCTCTATCCTCGCGAGGAGCGACGCCAGCGGCGCCATCACGGCCTCCCTCGCGCTCCTCACCATATCCAGATGCGCGGTGTTCACTTCGAGGAGCCTGCTCTCGTACACCCCCCGCGACCGCCCCTCCAGGTATTCGTCGTACGCGCGCACGCGCCCCCGCCAGTCGTGCCGCGCCGACCATTTCTTCATCAGCCGCTCCGACTTTCCGACCCTCTCCGCAGCCTTCGCCAAGCTCCGCCCGGCCCCGAGGTCCCTGTACGCGCTGAACGCCTCGTACGCCTTCGCCGTCTCCCCCTCTCCTCTCTCCCACTCCTTCGCCTCATCCACCATCCTTCACCACCTAAAGTCTTGTCATTCCCGAACGTGTTAATCGGGAATCCAGCACGCCACGCGTGCATGAATCCGACGTCGCGGCACCCAGCCGCGACCCCACACTTTCGTCATTCTGAACTTGTTTCAGAATCCAGTCCTTTATCTTTAGCCTTTCGCAATTTAATCCCCTCTCCCCAGCGTGGAACGAATGCGAGCAAGCGAGCATTCGGACGTCCTTGACTGATTGCAGCATAGTCAATCCGGTACCGCTAGAAAGATCCGAAACCAAAACAGGGGTTGGGGTGAGGGTGATTAAATTAGTAATTCTGTCCTTCCTTAAGTGTTGTCATTCCCGAATGCCTGTATCGGGAATCCACTTCCTTAAACAATCCATCAAGAATTCCTTGTCATTTCGAGCGCACGCGAGAACCCTCTCACCCCCTCACCCTCTCCCTCCTCCTCTCCCCCTCCCAAACCTCCCTGTGCGGACACACACTCCCATGCACCCTCACCATATACCCCCTGCCCGATCCCCTGCCGTCATGACAAAAAGGACAATACTCCGCCTTCCTCATCATCACACCGAACATCGCACTAAGAAGCCCGAACCTCTCCCCGCTCCCATACACCCACACACGGACATCCTGTAGCCCCGCGCCCCCGCGCACGATCTCCTCGTCCCGCGCGATCACCCGGACGCTCTTTCCGTCGAGATACATCCCCACGGCCCGGCGCTCGTTCCCGCCGAGCCCCGTGACGTAACTCTCGATCGCCCTCTCCTCGTCGAGCGCCCCGAGGTAGGCGCGGTAAACGTGCGGGACCCACTCCCCCTGCCTGTACCGCGAATAATATCCGAGCGCCCGCTCCAGGTGCCCGTATGCGAGACGCCTCCCCGAGGCGCGCCTCAATGCCGGCCCCTCGCGCTCCGCCCGGCCGTGTCATCGACGCTGCGCGCCTGTCTTGCGTTTTCTACCAGGTCCCGGATCGACTGGAGATTCCCGGCGATGTTCCCCCTGAGCCGCCTCTTCCTCGACGACTGGGCGAGATTCGCCGCCGCCCCGATGATCGTCATCACGATCAGCGGCGCCATCACCCATCCCCACGGCCAGTCCACGCGGCCCCACAGCTTCGCCGCCACGAATATCAAGTTCAAATACACCGCAAACGCTATATAAAAATTATTCATAACACCCCTCCTCTCTTTTCTCTCGATCCTTCTTTTCGTTCTTTATCCGTCATCCTGAATTTAATTCAGGATCTCGTCTTTAATTCTGTCATTTCGACCAGAGGGAGAAATCTATCTTTTCCAATCTGTCATTCCCTAATGCTTGTATAGGGAATCCAGTCTTTAAATTTTTCTCTTCCTTTCGCCTTCCCCCTCCATATCCCTCACGCATATACTCACAAACAATATTCCATCTAGCATTTATATAAAGTATATCCCTTGATTTATAAACTATCCCAAACCCCAGAACCTCACAAGACCCAAAAATATTAATCGAAATTAAATGAATATAGAACTTGAGGACTATCGAAGCACTAGGTCGATTTTACAAAAAGTTTTAAGTCAATCCAGTTATTTTGTAACTATTGAATCCAACTTTACATAGAACAATAGCAACTTGTACAAAAAGAATAATATAATTAATATATACAATGGGCGAATTCAATGGAGAATCATAATCTTAAAGACTTTCTCATAACTTTAATAATGAACGGGTTTCACATATCTTCTGTAAATGAGATTACTCCTAATAGTACTTTAGTAGATGTTATAAAACACGATACATTTGGCGCTAGTATTCGTTATTCCTTTCTTCATTCTAATGAAGCGATTACACCTCAGATTGAACAGAATGTTGTAATAAATGCCGCGGGGTTAGATTCTACCCCGGTATTTATTAATGATAATTATCACTCTGAGACACATAAGCACCATAAAACAAACGATTTTTATAAATTAATTGGAGGAATCGTAAATACAGGACTAATTCTTGTCAGCAACATCGAGGAAATACTCCAAGATCTTGGTATGAATAAACTTCCACTGGGTCTGCAAGGCAACCCAGATGAACTATTAGAAACATATATTAAGGAGGTATTACAGTATTTGCTTGATTCTCCCGCTAGACGCTATGGGAGCGATCGACTTTTTGAGTCGGTTCCAGATGGACTATTGATAGGAAGAGATAATACTCCATTACTCTTTGATGCAAAATCATACGAACATGGCTATAAATTTTGCTCTGACGATATCAAGAGATTTGCCAGCTATGTGAATGATTTTAATGGCAGGTATGAGATGACGTTAGGGAAGATTTACAGCTTTATAGTTGTAAGCGGAGAATTTAAAGATTCAGTTGATTCTATTAATAGTAGAGCAGAAAATCTTTATAAGTTGTGTAGTACCAATCTATCCTGTATTTCCTCCAAAGAATTGGGAGCAATTGTTAATTTAGTCAGAGACAATCACTCAAGGAGAAATTCAGTTGATTGGAAAGATATATTTTCCAAAAGGGTCATTACAGTAGATCTGGTAAAAAAAGAATTAGAAAGATCTGTGAAAGATTTGTGAGATAAGTTAAATGGGAACATCTATAAGTCAGGCCTCTGAAAGAACAATCAGCTGGAACAGCGTTCTTGCATGTTATGCAAATGCGGAAATTCCAGAATCGTGGGTAATTAATGAAATATGGCGCGCTTCCGACCAACAGGAGTTTGCAATATCTGCAGAATTAAAATCTAGTGCCCTATTTGATTATTATCAAATAGTTGACAATTCAACTGGTGCAAACGAAGCGTTGACAAAAATCAATCTTCATATCTTCGAACACAATAATAATTCTGTAGTGCTAGAATTTGCAAAGCGTGTAGTAAATAAAGCATACACATACTCAACACCAGCCAACGCTTGGAAAGCACTGCTTTTCTCGGAAATCACCAAATATTATATCTCACGTGATGCATCAGGTTTCGTTGGAGAAAAATACCGCAATAAAACTGTTAATGATCTGATTGCTTACAAGTCAAGGATTGGAGACAAGATTTCACGATTTATTATGCAAAAAGACGAGAGGTTGAACACTCTTCGAACTTGGCAGTCTTTTGTTGATTCTTCTATAAAGGAATTAAAGAGCAGAGAATGGCAATAACAGTTTCAATCGGAGATACTGCACAGAACTCGGATTATCACTTTTGCCCAGGTGAAAATATCTATAATGGTTCTAAAGATTTCATTGACAACTTTAATTCTATGGATTCGTTAGAGGAAGATTTATTAAACTTGGCCAGCGGAATTTACTGTACTGACTTAGCAGTGCTACGGAATGATAGAGAACGGTTCATTAGAACTATAGACATATCAATCGAAGTTGTGAATTATCACTTATTTAACCAAATAAGAGATAAATTACGCCGGGCACTTTTCATCCTCAGCTCTGACAATTGGAATATTAATTTTGTTCAAAAACCGGGTACACCTGTAACTTCATTTAACTGGACAGATGCTGAAGGTGTAGTCCTTTTATTCTCGGGCGGAATAGATTCAATGAGTGCCGCATCTGAATTGATCAAAAATCACAACAAAATAATATTAGTGAGTCACGTAACAAAGGGTAATAAAGAAGTTGCGGATTCTCAGATTAATGTTTTGAATTCACTAAAACGATTTTACCAAAAAAGCTTTCAACACATTCGATTTTTAGTATACGGACGTAAAAAAGAAAAATACCTTTTTCCCAAAGATCGCGAAAGCACACAAAGAACAAGATCATTTTTATTTCTTACTCTGGCTGTAATTGTTATGCGACGTGTTAACTACAACAAAGTTCTTTACATGGGTGAGAATGGACAATTCGCAATTCATTTACCACTTAATCAATCTCGTATAGGACCATTTTCAACACATACTGCCGATCCAAGATATTTACATTTGATGGAAGAATTGTTCCAGATTATGTTGGGAAACCCAAGTTTGGAAATCATTAATCCATTCCAATATAAAACTAAATCCGAAGTTTTCAGTCTATTGTCAAAAGAATTGCAACAGGCAGCCATCGATACAATAAGCTGTTGGAAATATTCAAGGCTAAAAAAGCACTGTGGTATTTGTATTCCGTGTATCGCTAGAAGAATAGCAATCGAGTCTAACGGTTTATCTTTCAATGAGTATCACGAAGATTTATTCAATAGCGATATTTCACAGCTAGAAGATGATAATACTGGGAAAAGAAATCTAATTGATTACCTAGAATTTGTACTCAAGCTTCACAACCTAGTTCCGGCAAGCATTCAAGATTTTATTTATAGTGACGCTCCCGAATTATTGAACGATTGTATCGATCAGGCTTCGGCAATGAATATGTACAGGAAACTCGCACAAGAATCTATTGATGTGTTCAAAAAATACCCAAATATCTGCAAGCTGATGGTGTAATGATTAAAGTATCGCTAAGCCGATTAGAAGAGGTTAGATCCGATCCTCACAATTTTGTACAGTTACAGCAAAATGCAAGTTCACAACGTTATGGAGGAAGAAGCAAATTCCAAGTTTGGCAAGACGTAATACATTTGTATCATAAAATCAACGATGAGAATGAAGCAATTAGAATTCTAACAGAAAAGATGGAGGATAAGTTTATTACTGTAAGGAGGAGTAAAAAAGAGCTGAACATGTATATAGATAAATTTGGTGAATACCTAATTAGTCACCGAAATAAGGGATATTACTTTAATGCTTCGCGCAAGAGAATATCCATACCAATCTATAGGGATGTTAGTATTTCTGGAGTGGTACCAATAATTAACATAGCATCTCATCAGGGACATGCAATAATATTTTTTGTCAAAAATTACTTCGATTGGGAGAGGCAAATTAAATTTCCATTATTACAATCACATTTTGCAGAAAAGATTTTTGGGTGCAATATATCGGATATAGAAGTTGGCATATATTGTTTTGAGACAGACAATCATTATACAAAATCATATAGTAAAAATGAAATAGATAATGCGTTAGACGAAAGTGGGCATATCGGAAGAATAATCAGCACAACAGCTTAGTCCCTCCTACCCCGGATTCACCTCGAACGACTCCGCGATCCCGTTCATCACCTCCCCATACTCCCCCTTCTTGGCCTCGGGATACTCCGTCTCCAGCGTGTAAAACACGCCGCCCTTCAAAATCTTCTTGATGAAATAAACCTCCCCGTTGCGCACACCCTTGATCTCGAAATACTGGCTCCCCGGATAAATCAACTGCAGCCTATCGTCCGGGCTCTGCATATCCTTGTACTCGTATTCGAGCGTCGTCCCGTCCACATTCTTCTCCGCCCTGACGCTCACCTCCGCATCCCCCGCCTCCGACAAAAGCGTCATCCCGCTCGCGTCCGCAAGCTCACCCTGCGAAACGAACCCCGCCTTCGGATACCTGAACGAATACCCATACCCCATATTCACATACCTTATATACTCCATGTCCGCCGCATACGCCCCCACGCCCACGGCCAGCACCATCATGAGCACCCCGACAAACTTTCTCATTTCCCGCTCACCCCACTAGCCATATCTTCGAGCTTCGGATTCACAATCTTCCCCTCCCTGTTCCTATACGTCATCATCACCGGCACATACCCGCCGTTCGCCCTGTCGGCCGCCCGGAGAAACTCGTCAATCCGCATGAGCGAATCCTCCCTGTAAAGAAAAAACTTCTCCGCCCTGAAATACCTCCAATTCTTCTTCCTGACTCTCCACGAAAAAAACTCGACGTCCCGTCCGTCGTCCTTCATCACGTCTCCCACCAGCTCTATATACCATATATCCTCATACGGCACCGTCTCCGCCTTGATGCTGAACGGCTGGCTGTACACTATCCCCGCATCCGTCACCCTGACATATATATTATATATCCAGAAATTCGCCCCCGCGCACAGAAGCCCCGCCGCCAGCGCCACGGCCCTGTACCTCGGAATATCCTTATACAGGCGCCACCCCTCGTAATTCCTCAGCAGGAATTTGCGAACGTCGTCCTCCCCCCTCCGCACAAAGATCAGCGAGAACACGAACAGCATCAGCAGCACGGCCATGATCGACGACGGCAGCACGGGATAAATAACGTAATCGGTGAACCTGAGCGTATAGTAATCGGCCGGATTGTCCGTCAGCACCCACAGCAAGTATCCCTGGACAACGCTCAGAAAGAGCGCGCACGCCATGTAGAGAGCGAATATATAAAGGTAATGGATCGGCTTGAACGTATAGGGAGTGAGCCCATGCCCGAGGGTTTTCACCTCCCCCTCGCTGAAATAATCCCGGAGCCTTATCGGGAAAAATGCGGCCAGCACCGTCGCCGTCAACAGCGGAAACCCGATCGCCAGCACTTCCTCGGGGCGAAATCCCATGCGATTAATATTCCGCCATTACCCGCCCTTGTCAAAGGCGGGCCACGCCCGCTGGAAATCGATGTAGCACTGACGATGAAATGGCCGGCTAACGCGCAAAACGGCGATTCAATTCTGCTTAGCGGCTACGACTGTAAAGCACGCTTTGCATGCTCTTCATCCAGCAAAATCATATATCTTTTGTATTTCCATCCCCATTAAAAAAAGGCGAACAATTCCGAGCAAGTGAGGAATTGGTTGCCCCTGCTTATCTTCTTAGCGATTATCCAGTACCGGACATAACTGTAATCAGAGCAAATCATAGGGGGATTTAATCTGTCATTCCCAACGATTTCGAACGAGCGAGGAATTGGATGACTCTGCTTAAGCTTTCGGCATTTATCTAGTACGGCGCATCCCCAACATCCTCGGCCCATTTTCACATTCCGAACCTGAACACACTATAAAGCCCCAGCGGGTCCGTATACGCCACCTCCCCCGACTCGAACCCCGCCTCACGCGCGAGGCCGATCCAGTCCTCCGGCAATTCCGGCAGGTCCGATTTCGCCACGTGGTCGAACACGATCTCGAGCTTCTCCGGCGTAAGCCCCGTCCACGTCCGCGACACGATTTCCCTGAACCTGTCGATGTAATTTTCCTGCCTCTCCCCCTTCTCCAGCGTCGGCTCGTAAACCAGGAACAACCCGCCCGGCGCAATCTCCTTCCGGACAGTCTTCATGAACCGCGCCTTCTCCTCCGTCGGCAGATGATGCACCGATAACCCGACCCACACAACGTCCGGCGGCGCGGCGACGTACTTCCCGAACTTCTCGAAATCCCCCATGACGAGACGCTTCCTCGCGCGCACTCGTTCGAGCTCCTTCTCCGCGAGCCCGAGCGCCCACTCCGAAAGGTCCACCCCCGTATACTCCGCGACGCTCGTCCCCTCGAGACACCTCGATGAAGAATACGCGTCTCCGCACGCAAGGTCCGCAAACGAAAACGGTCTGTCATCCTCGATCAGTATCTCGTACAGCTTCTCGTACGCCGCCCTGTGCGACATGTAATCGTGTTCGATAATATTTCTGTAAACATCCCAATGCTTCCGAAAAATTTCGGTTATCTCGTCCTGCCCGCGCCCCTTGTCCGGCGTACGGTGAAATCCCGGCATCCGACACTCCTCTCTAATTTAATGCGCTAATAATACCGCCGCCCGGCTCCCGACAAAAGCCCTGTTCACTCCGTAAACATAAAATTGCGAGCCGCCTCAAACGCAGCAATACATTCCCGGGCCGGCGAGCCACGCCCGCTGGATATCGAAGTGGCAGCGCTCGGCCCTTGCCCACCAGCCGCGCTTCAGGTGATTCCGCCGCCAACCGTGCTATGTCGAAAAATACACTACCCCACGCGATCACTAATCTGTCACTCCCAACGATTCCGAGTGTGCGAGAAATCACCACCCTTCCGTCATTCTGAACTTGTTTCAGAATCTATCCTTTTCTTTATCATTCCCAACGATTTCGAGCGAGCGAGGAATCACCACCCTTCCGTCATTCTGAACTTGTTTCAGAATCTATCCTTTTCTTTATCATTCCCAACGATTTCGAGCGAGCGAGGAATCACCACCCTTCTGTCATTCCCTAATGCTTGTACCTGCCGCGGCGAAGCCCGCAGGGCAAAGCCGGGTCGGGAATCCATTTCCGCCAGCAATCCATCAAGAATTCCTTGACTATAATATTGCAAGCTGCGCTTGTCACGGCGAAGCCATGCGTAGCCGGATGCGGCGCAGCAATACCCCTCCGGGCCGTCAAAATTCGCGCACGCCACGCGTGCAGGAATTCGACGTAGCTGACTTGGAAATTCATAGCACCGCTCGGTCGTCTATCTCGTTTAATCACCTTACTTGCCCCGCCGAAGACATCGAGTGGATGAGCGTTAAAAATCCGATGTGGGGCTGTGGGCCGGTGGAGGATTTAGCGAAGGAACGATGATTTTGCACGCCTCGCGTGCAGGATTCCGAAGTAGCGAAGGCC